GTTCATGACCAAACTTGACCAACTAACAGAAGAGAAGCGCGATCACTTGCGCCTGATCTTCAAGGGTTTGGTCGACTGTTGCTTGGACGACAAGATGCACGGGGTCGTGGTACTGGGGCACGAAGACCACCACGCAAACGTCTTTACATTGAACTGCAACGAGATGGAAGCCGCGTTCATACTAAGTCAAGTCACGGGCAGTTTCAACGACATGAACATGGAAGATGCGCCAGCAAAGGAGATGTTTAATTGAAACCGTTTGATCAAATACTAACGATTGATTTCGAAACTAGATGGTCTAAGAAAGACTACACACTATCAAAAATGACAACTGAGGAGTACATACGTGATAAGAAGTTCACTGCGTTCGGAGCTTGTGTCCATGTATACGGAAGCGGAGAAGATATTAGATGGGTTAGCGGTGGAGACCTACCTGAGTTCTTTTCTGGAGTCGACTGGGGACGAACCGCAGTCCTTGCACACAACGCACAGTTCGATGTATCAATTATGGAGTGGCTGTACGACGCCCACCCATGTTTCATCTTCGATACGCTATCAATGGGGCGCGCTCTACGAGGCGTGGAAGTTGGCAATTCCCTCGCGAAACTCGCCTACGATTTTGGTCTTCCCGCCAAGGGGACAGCCGTACACTCAACAGATGGACTCGATAAGTTGGATCATAAGATTGAGGCCGAACTTGCTGAATACTGCAAACACGACGTCTTTCTATGTGAAGAAATATTTAGGCGTCTCTCGCCAGAATACCCCACCAAAGAGTTACGACTGATCGACATGACCTTGAAGATGTACACACGACCAGTGTTAGTCCTTGATCCCAACATGTTGGTCGATGCCATATTAGAAGAAAAGGAGAAGCGTGATGAATTACTACAAAGGCTCGGCGTGGAGGAAACTTCGCTTGCGTCGAATCCAAAGTTTGCGGCCTTACTTGAAACGCTTGGGGTGGCTGTCCCGACCAAAGTCAGTAAAACTACCGGCAAGCAAACACTTGCGCTGGCTAAGAACGACGCCATGTTCCAAGCGCTCCTCAACGGCGAACGTGAAGACGTTGCGCTCCTTTGTGAAGCGCGTCTTCGGGTTAAGTCTACAACCGAGCGCACCCGTGCTCAGCGGTTCCTCGACATTAGTCAACGCGGCTCCCTACCAGTTCCTCTCTCGTATTACGGTGCTGCGACGGGTCGTTGGACGGCGGCAAAAGGCTCGGCGATTAACATGCAAAACCTCAAGCGAGGCTCATTCCTACGCAAAGCGGTTATGGCTCCAGAGGGCAACAGTCTGGTCGTCGGCGACCTCTCGCAGATTGAGCCGCGAGTACTCGCGTGGCTTTCGGATTACACAGAGATGCTTGACATCTTTCGGGCAGGTGGTGACCCTTATGCCGCGTTCGGTGCGCAGATGTTTAACATTCCCAGACTTAGTAAAGAATCGCACCCTGACCTACGGCAGTCTGCGAAGAGCGCACTCTTGGGTTGCGGCTACGGCTTGGGATGGGCGTCTTTCGCTTCGCAACTCCTTACGGGCTTCCTTGGTGCTCCGCCGGTCAGGTACGACATGGCGTTCGCAAAGAAACTCGGCGTTACTAAAGAGGCTGTCGAACGATTCCTCGAGTGGGACGACAACGTACTCAAGATGCAAGAAATACCGCATACCTGCACAGACAAGGAGTTACTGATTCACTGCATGGCATCCAAGCGCATCATCGACATCTACCGCTCGACTGCTACGCCTGTGGTGGATATGTGGAGTATGTTCGGGCAGTTGATTGAGACAAGTCTGTATGGTGGTAGGGAATACACCTACAAGTGTTTGACCTTCAAGAAGGGGCAGATCATTCTGCCTTCTGGCATGAGCCTGCTGTACCCTGACCTAAAGCGTACCAAAGACGACAAGGGTAGGGCGCAGTGGACATACGGCGAAGACTCGATTAAACTGTATGCAGGTAAGATAACAAACAACGTCACGCAAGGCGTAGCAAGATGCGTGATGACTGACGGGATGCTCCGCGTAGCAAAGAGATATCCAGTCAAAGGCACAGTACATGACGAGTTAATAGCCGTTGTGCCAGATGCAGAGGTTGATGACGCTAAGACTTGGGTCTTGGCGCAAATGACTATGGAGCCACGGTACATGCCGGGGATTCCACTAGACGCTGACGGTGGTGCGCACCGTCGTTATGGGTTAGCAAAAAATTAGGAGAAGCATGAAACTACCAAAGAAACTTAGAGTTGGTAACAAGTGGTACAGCGTCGAGGTTGTCGAGGCTATGGTCGAGAAAGGTCTTATGGGCAAGGTGTACTACCCTGAGCAAAAGATCAAGATCGGTCTATCAAGCACACAGACAGGCAAGAAGTTTGCATCCACTGATGTCAACGATACGTTCTGGCACGAGTTAGTTCACGCAATACTTGACGACATGGGGTACGACACCTTAAATCGTAGTGAGCGATTCGTGACTGGCTTTGCCAGACGTTTAAACAAAGCAATAGAGACTGCGAGGTTTGAGTGAAAAACAAACAAGAGGAGGAGCATTTGCAGTGGATAGCGTTGTATGACCGAGAAATAGAATACCGCATGAACATCTACGACAACAACTTCTACGGCCTCAAACACCTCATGCCAATGATCGAAACATTGGCATACCTAGCATTGGAAGAAACATGGCCAAAGTAACGTGGAGCCACAGTTCCCTTAAAGACTACGAGGGCTGCGCCCGCCGTTACCACGAGGTAAAGATTCTCAAGAAGTACCCCTTCAAAGAGACTCAAGCCGTGATCTACGGCAAAGAGTTGCACAAGGCAGCCGAAGACTATGTTGGTAAAGGCGAGCCGTTGCCCGAACAGTTTGAGTTCATTCAATCTACGCTAGACGCACTGATGGCAAAGCCCGGTCGCAAGTTGGTCGAGTACCAAATGGCGCTCACCGAAGACCTACAGCCTACGGGCTGGTTCGATAAGAACGCATGGGTTAGAGGCGTGGCTGACTTGCTGATCGTGGACGACGACAACTTGACCGCATGGGTAGTTGACTACAAGACGGGTAACAACAAGTACCCTGATCGTGAACAGCTTAAACTCATGTCGCTCATGGTGTTTGCCAACTTCCCCCACATTCGGGAGATCAAGTCAGCGTTGCTCTTTGTAGTGAAGAACGATATGGTCAAGCACGCCATGACCGTTGACCAGACCGATGCCGAATGGTGGAAGTACCGCGAGAGAGTCGGACGTATTGCGGCATCTATTGACGCCGATGTATGGAACCCAACACGCACCCCGCTATGCGGATGGTGCCCCGTTAAATCATGCGAATTTCATAAGGAGCATTAGCATGACACAAGTAAATGGCAAACGTAACTACAAACACGCATACAAACTGCAAAAGAAAACAGGTGAGACAGACGATCAACTTGAACGCCAAAAGGCTCGACAGTTGTACGACAAGAAAGGAATTAACAGAGCGGGTAAAGACATTGACCATGTCAAGCCACTACGCAAGGGCGGCAAAACCCAGCCCGGCAATTTGAGACTACGTAACAAGAGCGCTAACCAAGGCGACAACAAATAACATCAGAGAAGCAAATGGAAATAATCGAAGACAAAGCACTCTTACTACGAACCAGAAGCCCAGAAAAATACAGCATCATTCCACGCAGTCAAGTCGTTGAGTCCTACTCGGACGGCTCTGCCGATGTTGCTGTCTTCTGGGGCTTAGACGAAGCAAGAGTATTAAAAAACATGGGCGTCAAGAACGTCCCCTCGCCTATCATCAGGCGCTACAACTGGCCGGGCAAGTACAAGCCTATGGCGCATCAGGTCGATACGTCTGCGTTCCTCACACTACACCGCAAGGCGTTTGTGTTCTCCGAACCCGGCACGGGCAAGACACTGTCTGCGCTATGGGCGGCTGACTACCTGATGCAACGCAACGAGGTGCGTCGCTGTTTAATACTGTGCCCCTTGTCGATCATGCAGTCAGCATGGATGCAGGATTTAAACGCCAGCATCATCCATCGCAGTGCAGTCATCGCCCACCACCCACAGGCGGCTAGGCGCATCGAGATGGTTCAACAGAACTATGACTTCGTCATCACTAACTACGAAGGCTTGAACTTAATAGCCGACGAGGTCAACGCCAACGGCAAGTTCGATCTGGTTATCGTGGACGAAGCAAACGCATACAAGACCGTGACCACACGGCGCTGGAAGTCGTTGCAGTCCATCGTCAAGCCCGATACCTTACTGTGGATGATGACGGGCACACCCGCCTCGCAGTCACCCGCTGATGCGTATGGCTTGGCTAAGTTGGTTAACGCCAACAACGTGCCTAGGTTCTTTACCGCTTGGCGGGACTCAGTGATGAACAAGGTTACGCAGTTCAAGTGGGCGCCAAAGGCTAATGCGTCTGAACTTGTGCATGAGGCATTGCAACCCGCTATTAGGTTCACCAAGGAACAGTGCTTGGACTTACCGCCCGTTATCACCATGACCCGCGAGGTGCCGTTGACCCCACAGCAGAAGAAGTACTACGAGTTACTCAAAGAACGTATGCTGATTCAAACTGGGGGCGAGACGATCAGCGCAGTCAACGCGGCGGCTGGTGTCTCCAAACTGTTGCAGATTTCCTGTGGTGCTGCCTACACAGATGACGGCGAAGTAGTTGAGTTCGATGCCGCGCCTCGCTTGGCGGTACTAGAAGAAATTCTTGATGAGACTAGCCGTAAGGTTATTGTGTTCGCGCTGTTCACCAGCAGTATCGACGCCATCATCAAGCACCTTGCCAAGCAAGGTATACCAGCCGAGATGATCCGTGGGGATGTGCCGGCATCCAAGCGTGGTGACATCATCCGCAGATTCCAAACTGACCCCGAACCCCGCATCCTTGTGATGCAACCGCAAGCAACTGCACACGGCCTCACTTTGACCGCCGCTGACACAGTTGTGTTCTATGGCCCTTTGATGTCGGTGGAGCAGTACATCCAGTGTATTGCCCGCGCTGATCGCAAGGGTCAGACGTCCGACAAGGTTACTGTTCTCCACATAGAAGGTAGCCCGATAGAAAGGAAGATGTTTAAAGCATTGACCTCCAAGGTGAGCGACCACTCACTTCTTACCCAATTGTTCGAGAGCGAAATTAAATCTTGAAAGGAGTTGCAATCAATTTAATTTCATGTACACTGTCCAACCTTAGACAAACATCAGGAGAAAATAAAAATGAGTGAACAAACAATACCACTCGATAAGTTAGCAAAGGTCTACCGCAAAATGCGTGACCAAATTTCGGAACTGACCAAGGAGTACGACACGCAAGTGGAGTTGCTCAAGGCTCAGCAAGACGAGATCAAGAACGCGATGAAAGAGCAGATGCAAGCACTCGGCGTGACATCTGTTCGCACTGACCAAGGCACAGTAGTTCTGTCTGTGAAGACGCGCTACTCGACAGCCGACTGGGACTCATTCAAGAAGTTTGTGCTGGAGCACGATGCCCTCGACTTGTTCGAGAAGCGGATTGCCCAACTCAACATGAAGCAGTTCCTTGACGAAAACCCCGGTGTCGTACCCCCGGGTCTGAACTCCAATTCAGAGTATGACGTATCGGTACGCAAACCAACTTCTAAGTGAGAAACTAAATGAGTAACGTAGCAGTATTTAACCCTTCCAAACTTCCAGCCTTCGCCCGTACTGGCGAACTCTCTGACGTAGCCAAAGCCCTAGCGGGTGGTGGTGCAGGCAACGCTGGCAAGCGTATCTCTATCAAGGGCGGTGTGTTCCGCCTGTTGGCTGGTGGCAAGGAAGTTGCCGCTATCGACGAGCGCTTCCTCGATGTGGTGATTGTCAAGGCCGCTCCCAAGGTCGCACGTACCTTCTACATGGCTAAGTACGATGTCGAGACAGCCGCCGCCCCTGACTGCTGGTCTAACGATGGCGACAAGCCAGACGCTAAGTCACGCAACATCCAGTCGGATACTTGCGCTAGTTGCCCACAAAATGTAGCGGGTTCTGGCAACGGTCAAAGCCGTGCCTGCCGTTACCAACAGCGCCTTGCTGTTGTGTTGGCTAACAATGTTGAGGGTGATGTGATGCAGTTGGCTTTGCCAGCGACATCCATCTTCGGCAAGGAAGACGGCGAGAACCGCCCACTCCAAGCGTATGCCCGTTGGTTGGTTGCCCAGTCAGTTGACCCTAGCATGGTAGTTACCCGCATGAAGTTCGACACCAAGGCTGAAGCGCCTAAATTGTTCTTCAAAGCCATGCGTTGGTTGACCGATGACGAGTACGAGTTGGCTACCAAGCAAGGCGCGACAGACGATGCGTCCAAGGCCGTTGTGCTGAACGTGGCGAACCAAGATGGCAAGCCAGTCGACGCGCTCAAGGGTGCCGCACCTAAGACCAAGAGCGTTGCCCAGTTAGCCGATGACGAGGCAGACGAGACTCCAGCGCCAGCACCGAAGGCTAAGGCCAAGGCAGTTGCCGTAGAGGAGGACGAGGAG